GTCACGGTCACTCTCGCTTTTGTCGAGAGGCCGGTAAATATGTGATCGGGGATTTCCCCGACACATTCCTCTAACGCGTGGGTGAATAAGTTCACCTGCGTTTGTGTGACCGTCGGTGGCAATTCAGCCACCGACGTCAGAAACTTCCGCTTACTTCGTAAAACGACGAGAGCGGGTGGTGTCCCAGAACCTCTGGTCTGGGACAGGGATCCTGCCAGGAATAACCTGGAGAATCCTTCATGACGTACTGCCTTCCCCCATGTGGGAAGGAAGTACTCTTGAATCCAACGTGGTTGGTTTTCAAGTGTTTGGAGATATTTCTCCGGTTCATCCTCGTGTATTACGAGTTTGAACGCTTTACGAGCACGTTTTAGTTGCTCGTAATGTGTAACATGTTCATCCAGAACATAGTTACTAACCTCACCGTCGAAGAACTCGTCGGTGATGAGGATAGAGATTGCCTGTATTACATACAGGTCAAACTTCTCCCATGTCCAGATTTCTTCTGGATATGCGAAATACCGTTGAAGGAACATTCCGTCAACGGTTTTAAGTACCTCCAAGAGCCTTTGGGCTCTGAAGGTTTTGTTTCGCGGTTCGGAGAAATCTCCGAATCGCGTTTTCTCTTCCAGGGTCCACATGGGATCCGGAAGACCTCTAATAAAGTGCGATAACCTCCTAAAGAGATTATTCGCAAAGTATCTGAGAGGGGTTCCCTTCTCAGATTTCCTCTCCATTTGGATCTTATGACCCCAATGGGTATGTCGGAATAAGAAATACATCTTTTCCCGATGTCCCTTTACGTCTACAAAACGTAAAGATGATTTAGCATCTATCCCAAAGTAGGATGGATGCAGTTTGTCTTGGATCCGGTGGTAACCACCGGGCCAGACGTTTATTAACGGTTTGTCCTCACAGTACTGTGAGGCAAACATATATCCTGCGAGGATCTTGAAAGGATCCTCGTAGATGTTCCGACTCGCAGATAAGTCTGCGGGAGGGTCTGACTCCTCCTCAAATTGAGGAGGTGTGTCGTCCGTCTCTGACCAATGGGCCAGAGGCGGCTCGCTCGTACCGTGGCCACCGCCATCGGTCGATTCATCAAAGAAATAACCCCCTTTCAGAAAGGGGGCCTTTTCGTCTGACAGGCGGTTACCCGCCCGTCGGATGCTTTGACAGCTAGGCACCTGCTTCAGGTGTAAGCTGTGTACCCCCCCTACGTAGTCACGTAGGGCGGGTGGAACGATGTTCGTCGTTAGACGACGATCATAATGAAGAGTGTGTTCTTCCAAGCTTCGGAGAGCATGCCCGGAGAGAATTGTTGAGTAATTCTTCATCTTTCC